GGCCAGACTCTCGATCTGGCGCGGGGCCCCTTCCCACCGAGGCAGAGGGGGCGGCCTAACTAGCCACCCCCCCTGAGGGCGCCCAACCACCGCCCTCGGCTAAACCTGTTTCCGCGGACCCTACTACGCCCAGAGTTGCGATTGACTTGTATCCAAGACAATCCGACTCCGGGCCAAGTAGTGCTCCGGGTGAAATAGGCACGCCGAGGGTCGGTGTTTGGGCGCCCCAAGATTCTCCCCAACCAGCGCGCGGGGCAGTTTTCGAGGAGGACTTTCCTCCTCTAGTAACGCAAAGCGCTTCGCTCTTGCCTCAGGGGGCCTTAAGTGGCGAACCTGAGCCAAAGACGAGGCGCTCGTCCGCGCACCGTTCAGGTGCCGCAAGACGGGGCCTAAGGGCCAGCCGTCCTGCCGCTCTGAGTGGTGACAGACTTGCGTTTCTAGAGGAAGTCCTCCTCGCTAACTGCCACGCCGCTGGGTCCAAAGTGGGTGGAAGAGAGCTCCCGTCGCGCTTCCTTTCTGGCGCCATGTTGGTGGCGCGTACTCGGGGTGTCGAGGAAGGCTTGGCGTGGGCCAAGAAGGAGTCTGCGAAAGCGCGCTCGTCCTGGGTCGAAAGATCCGGGTCGAACGGCGCCGCACAGACATCCTTCGTTGGCCGTGCCTTGCCTCCTGGCACCGACGATACCGCCGCCGTAAATGTGGCGGACCATCGGGAGGCGCTGACGAGCGAATGGGCGACCGGGGGGGACCTGCTGGGGAGGATCCGCTCTTGGGCGAAATCCTGGAGCCGCCGCTACCTCGGAGATCCCGGACGCGCTTCGTCCCCGGGCATCCCCACCTTGTCAAGTTGTGCTGAAAGCACGAAGCGTCAAGGGGGTTTGCGCGGTTTCGTTACGCGTCTGGGGACCCACGAGAAGGCGGCGGCCCTGACTTCGTCCATTACGGACCTTCCCCCGCAGGACGTGGCGACCCTCACCCAAGACGCCTCGCTCCTTTGCCATGGGTTCGACCTGCTGGGGGGGGATAATATCCCCCCCCACCGGGTCATCCCCGTGAAGGAGCGGGGCCTCAAGGTGCGGATTGTCACTTCCCCCTCGGCCGGCTACTCGCTGCTCGGACACGTGGTGCGCAAACGCCTCCTAGGGGGGCTGCGCCGGGATCCGGCGGCCCGATCGACCCTAGTTGGGATCAAGGACGAGGACGTCTTCGCTTACTTTGACGGCTCATCGAGTGACTGTGTCACCTCGACGGACCTCAAGTCGGCGACTGACCTCCTCCCCCATGACCTCATCTCGGCGTTGATCGACGGCCTTCGGGATGGCGGGAAGCTCCCGCTCTGGGAGGTCGAAGCCCTGCGGCGCCTTTCGGGGCCCCAGGACTTGATCTACCCAGGCGAGAGCGTCCCGGTGCGGACTAAGAGGGGCATCCTCATGGGACTTCCGACATCTTGGGCTCTCCTGTCACTTGTCCACCTCTTTTGGTGGTCTCAAGCTGTCAAGGATGCAGCCCTGTCACGTCGGGTCAAGTCGGG